AATAAAGAAGTTTCTCGTTGTTCTCATCGTAAGCCAATGTGGAACGAAGAGCAATTCCTACTGCGGAATCGGAGGCGGTAAGTCCTGCTGCTACAGCAGTAAGCGTAGCGTTGCTGTTGCCAAAAAGTCCAACGTGCGAACCGTCTGGGCTGCCAGTAAAACCGTTTGCTCCTGCATTGTAGTTTGCTCCAAGATAGCCCTTGAGAGCTGTGCCCCAAGCAGTAAGAGCGCCGCTCGCATCGCCAGCGCTGCCTTTCCTGGTGCCAACATTTTGCGTTACAGGATCCCAGTCTCCGCCAGAGGCTTTCATTGTTGCATGACTAGCGATAAGCAGTCGACCTGCGTCCCACGTGTGATCGCCACCATCGGCAATCATGTTGGTGCAATTGGTGCCCATTGGGTCGTTTGATCCATCGTACGTATACGAAAAGATATTCAGCACTTCGTGCTCGCTGTATTGTCTAAAAGGTTTTAATGTAGAAGCCATGATAATTAGTAGTTAATTGTTACGTTTTCTTTAGAGAAAGTTTTTCTGAATTGATCGCGAAGGCTTTCTTCAGTTGCCGTTTCGCCGTTATTGTTAGTAATGTCAACCTGCTCAGCTTCAACAGTTTCGAGGACATCCTCTTCTGCTTCGGCTTGCTCAGCCTCTTCAGTCTCTGCTGTTTCTTGAGCTTTGGTTGTTTCTGAAGCTTGTGCTGTATTGAGCTCCTCGAGTTTCTTTTGAAGCTCTTCGTCGAGACGAGCCTGAAAAGCGGCTTCCTGCTCGGCGATTTTTTCTTTGTTTTTATGAGCCCACATGACAGAGATCTTTTCTTTATAAGACTCAAAAGACTCGTCGGTTTCGTCGAGTTGAGAAACTTCTGAAGCAAGAGCCTTGCGGTCTTCTTCAGCCAACTCATACTCGCTGTCGATGTTCTCCATTCTTAAATTGAACCTAGCTTCGTCGGCCTGAGCTTTTTGTGCTGCCTCGATCTCTTGAAGCTTTTCCTGTGTTTCGCTCAACTCTTGTTGAAGCTTTTCCACTTCTGCTTCGCGAGCCTGCTCGGCCTCGGCTGCTTGTGCTTGTTTTTCAAGAGCTTCTTGCTTCTCCTTCTCGAATTGTTCACTCTTTTCCTTGATAGCATCTCCAACAACTTTGGCGATATTAGCTACCGATTCTTCAGAATAACTCTTTTCGGGAAGCTTGCTTGCAAGCAATTCCTTGATTTCTTCGAATAAATTTTGGTTTTGTTCCATAATGATATTTTGTTCGTTGTTTGAAGTTACAGTGTTTTCATTCCTTTGTGAAATGTTTTTTTGGATTTTTTTAATTTTTTTCAAAATGCTCTGACTGTCAATCTCTATAGGTCCTTCGGATGCGGCATCAATTTTTTCTTTTTTTTTATCGTCTTGAATATAAATTCCTTTTACGTCTGCTGCAGGATTTGCAGTAAAACCTATACCTAAAGGAAAAATATTTCCAACAACAAGTCTGTGAACTAAAGTGCCATCTTCCATTTGACCCTCTCCGTCGTTCGCTTTTAGAAATTTACTAAGCTCTTCTATTTGTTTTGGATCGGAAACTATTTCAGCTTCACTAAGATTTTTACTACCCAAAGCTATATAATAGTCATTGAATCCAATTTCCCAACTAGCAGAGACCACATTATATAAATCACTTTCTGGATCAACACTCTCTTCCACCATATTAGCAAAATTAGGATCAACGGTTCTATACACTACAGCCCCTAATGATATATTTATAGGACCAGCAGTTTCCATAGCTTCTTCATCGCCAACCATAGAATTGTCAGTCCTCGAGGTTAAGGCGGACTTGAGAATATGTCCAACAACCCTAGATTTATTATGTTCAATATTAGTCGGCTTATGAATAAAATTATCCTTTATAGCTACAGCAGCAACAGAATCTATTCCGTCTCCATTTTTATTAAAAGTATTTGCAACCGCAGCATTAAAAGCTACGCCCAACAAATCCACATTTCTTTTTAAGTCAACTTCGTGAGGTATCAGTGGAGATAGTTTTTCTAAACTAGCTTTTGATATCCCTTGCTCTGGATCAACAGATGAAGCTGTAATTTGAGATTTAAAACCAGCTGTATATTTAAAATCCATTATGCGTTCTTTTTGTCTTGAATCTCTTTTCTTATCTCCTTGCATAATTTGGAGATATTCATCAAGGACTTTCTCGCTCTAGTTCCAGCAGACTTATTTCCTTTTTCGTTAAAAAGAGAAATGTCTTCTTCGTACTGGGAAAACTCTTTTTTAATTTGTTCGTTTAAAGTCATATTAGTATGTATTGAGGGTTTCGCTTAAACTTACACACATTTAAGAAAAATAACCACACAAAAATTATTTTTTTTCGCTGTGGTATAAAACGGCAGAAGGATATAAACCAAGATCATGCTCAATCGATATATCATGCACTTCTGGCAGGATCGAGAGTTTTGCAATTTTATCAAAATCATCGATACAGGATGAAGCGCAGGCCTCCCAGCCATCTTGATTGCAAGATAGAACTACGTTTTCACACAAGCTGTCTATAAGTTTATTATGGTTTTTATTTAACCTCTTTATGTTTTGCTTCTGCTTTAATTCTTTTACTATAAAGGACCTAAGCTTTTCTGTAGACAAAACAACCCCTTTAATATCTGCCTGATTGTAAGAGGCCGCTCGCTTATTTTGCTGCGGTATTTCTGTTGTCCCGCTCGGCCTTCCAGCTTGTTCTGGAGGACCACTTTCGGGAGACTCAGCTTCTTCTGCGCCAGGAGGAGCAATAGAGGGAACGCCTCCAACCAATGGATTCCAATATCCATTCTCTCTTTGATCAGAATAGCTTTCCTGAGGGCTAGCCAATTCGTTTGGATTGGGGTAAACCCCTGTTTTAATTGCATTTATTCCTTGCTCGGGGGTTAGTATACCCAATTCCAGCAGCCTGGTTGCGACTCTCTGCAACTGAACTTCGTCCTTAATATCTATTTCTTGAAATTTTGCTGTGGGAAATTTTCTAAACCCAAGATTCTTACAAATCATCTTTATTTGTGGCTGCAGAAAATCATTCAAAAATGCATGCCTAGCTTCTTTTAGTCTTTCTAGAAAAATTTCAGTCTTTACTTGGGTATTACTATATCTTTCATCACCAACAATAATATTTTGAAGACCCTCTTTAATATCCTTATTAACAACTTCATATTTTTCAGGGCCAATTACCTTTTTTAAATCAGGAATAATGAAATCTGCTTTGGTTGTATAGTCCGCAACGAGAACTCTGCCAACACTTTCGTTCGCGAAAAGCTGCTGCATCGCATTGATGTTCTGAGGGTTTACTCCACCCTCGTCCTCTTTTGCTCCCATAGTTATTAGTAGAATTACATTTTCTATAGTTTTACTAATCGCTTGATCAATCTTCTTGAGCTCGAGTTTCCAATTTATATCTTCTAATACGGAGTACCCGAAAGGAATTGCAAATGCCTCGTAGTCCTGTTTTTTATAAAAAGAATAGCATAGCTTTATAGGATCAAGCTTAACACGCAATCCATCGCCCAAGAACCTACCCTCCTTTATTTTATTCTTGACGTCAGCATCCAGCGCTTTAAATATTTCTTTGTCTCTTTCTGTTTTCGGGTTTTTTAATCGCTCCAAATCGTAATCAGATAGAATTTTTTCGTACCTAGCCTGATCAAACGAAGAGCTTCTTTCGTGAACAATATCATATGGGTTTAATAAAATATACTTAACTGGAACCTTACCTGGCTGCAAGGAATCGCTACCGTAAACAGTTTTTAATTGCTTAAAATCTGCGGCCTTAAATTTTCCATCAACTCTATATAGAAATATGTTGCCAGACCTATAATACTCTCTAAAGTATTGATCCTTAAGGTTCCACATATTAACTTTTTCGAACCACTTCTGTATAAAAGATCTTGATGTGCTAGTACCTCCCTCTAAATAAAGTTCGGAATTAGCAAATTCAGACATTATATCTATAGAATTTCTAAATATTGCAACATTAGCATAAGCCTTTTGGCAAAGCTCTATTGCGTTTCTGACGCTTACTCCGTCCTTGGCATGCTCGAACGGCAAAAGTCCGCTCTTAATGTTTGAAAACCTATCGGAGCTTGCAGATTTTGTGAGATATCTATTTCCAGGCTCAGAACCACTATGTCTACAACTAGAAGTGCTGCTAGTTGATACATAGTAGCTCTCTCCACAGCTCATTGGTTCCCAGCTTTCTTTCTTTTGAAAATGTTCTGCAATCTCTGACAAAGGCTTGCCTTCCTCGGCTTTACTGAACTTATTCCAATACTCGGATTTTTTAGTATACTTTCTTTTTGCCATTTGGCATATTATACACCAAAGTTAATTAAAAGTCTAACTAAAAGTTAAAAAAAGTTAAAAGTTAACTTTTGTCATTTAGTAGCTCGCAGGTCCAAGTACTATCCCAGTCGCTTCTCTTAACATTATCTTCCAAAAAATTGTTTATTTCAGATTTTATTTTTTCTCCAGTCAAACTTTCCCTTCCGTTTAAATGGGGGTAACCTATCCAATCGAAGCCCTCCCCCTTTTTATGATATTTAGGGTCAGCTGTATTGTTTTCGTGAGGCAGACGCTCAAAGGTTTCACTGGAACCCAAAAAGTTTGCTATAATGTTTGCGCATTTAGAATCTTCTATATCGGCGATTAATAAATTATTTTTTTCCTTAAAATAGTTTTCGATTTCCGTATACCAATTATTTCTATCTTTTGTCCACGCAGAAAAAACAGAGGAATCAATTTGATTAGTATTATGCGACTTAAGATAGGTAGGAGAACCGTGCCTATACCTGGAAACAAGCCACCTTCTAAGACTCCTGGTATTTACTATAAATTTACTATTTGGAAATTGCGTATCAAGAAAATTTAAATTCGGAAACACGCTTTTTTTCTTATACCCCTCAAACCCATCCGTAAAAGCATCGAAGCGATTAAATTTATCGATTTTATTAATCTTCCAGTACCACCAATGTGGGTCATGGGTCGCTTTATAGCCAAGCTTTTTTAAAAAAGTTTTTATTGAATTGGTTCCGCATCGATTAAACCCTATACAAAATATTTTTCCCTTGCGCATAATCAGACCCCTAATTAAGTGTTGTAAATTTATTGTCCATTTTTTATTTGATTATATATCCATTCGTATGTTTTCTCTAGCCCATCCCTGAGTTTTATAGACGGAGCCCAACCCAATACTTCCTTAATTAAAGTATTATCGCTGTTTCTACCCCTTACTCCCTGAGGTTTGTCTAGCAAATATTTTCTTTTAAGGGTTATTCCAGCAATGTCTTCTACCATATCAACAAGTTGATTTATGCTAACCATTTCGTCGCTACCAAGATTTATTGGTTTGCTAAAATTACTTTTCCACAGTAAATCCATTCCAGTTATACAGTCATCAACGTACATGAATGACCTAGTTTGTTCTCCATCTCCCCAGATTTCTATTTCTTTTTCCCCATTTAATTTTGCCATAATAACTTTTCTGCATATCGCAGCAGGAGCCTTTTCTCTACCCCCGTCCCAAGTTCCGTGTGGTCCATAGACATTATGATACCTACAAACTCGAACATCTAAATTAAAGTCTTGACGAAAATAATCAGTTATAATTTCAGAAAAAAGCTTCTCCCATCCATAGCCATCTTCAGGATTAGCGGGGTAAGCATCGGCTTCTTTAAGGCCTTGTGCCGCAGAATCTTTGATTTCGTTTTGTATTTCCTGTGGATATATACATGCAGAAGAGCTGTAAAGAATTTCGGAAACTCCTCGGTCTCGAGCTGCTTGTAGCATGTGAGTTTGAATTAATACGCTCTCCATGCATAGCGCGTGATTGTTTTGTATAAAACCCATTCCGCCCATATTGCATGCAAGATTATACACTCTATCTGCGCCAGCAGAAAGCTCATAGCAATTTTCACGCAACCCTAAATCGCAATCATAGTGATTATTGGCGTTTTCATCAACCTGATACCACTGATCCTTTGGCTTTATGTCTGCAGCGATTACGCTGTGACCTTGCCGCACAAGGCTTTTAACTAGATATCCAGCGATAAAACCCCCAGCTCCACCAACTAATATATTCATTTTTTTATCTACCATATGCTATAATATATAATATAAACACAATTTCAACTATCTTATAAACATTGGCGTAAATGTAGACTTAGCCACAGATTCGACAGACATCATGTCACTATATATCTTGCAGCCCCAATTACCCAAAACCACAGCAGAATAACTATCTTTCCTTACTTTATTTGGGCCAGTAGACTTGCGAAGCTCGGGCGGAAGATCAAAGGTTTGATGTCCCTGCGGAGAAGTATAGACCTGAATTAACGCGCATTGTCCTTTTGTAGAATTTACATTTTCAGATAAATGTTCAACCAAATCAATCATTTTTGCCCCAGGGTTAGTCTCTTCCTGATCTAACCCCTTAATAAACTTAAGGTCCTTAATTGGTATCTTTTTTGTTTTTTGTTCGAGATAGGCGTCATCAGTCGCTCTTGCCCCAAACCATATTTTTTTATGATCTATGTTTGACTGAAGTAATTCATTGGCTTTTCTTATCCAATCAGAAGTGGGTTTTCTAAGTATGCAATAATTATGACTTTTTGGATCAAAGACTCTTTTTGTTTGGATTAAGTCTTTTTTGTAATCCTCGGCCTTATCGAAGGCCTGCTCTAGTAATTTTATTTTAATTTTTTTATCTTTAAACATTTTACTTTCATTTACGGCATTAATAAACTGTACACCGCCATTATAGTCACCAACAATCATTACTATATTGAAAGAGCTAATTAAATAATAAAAATAATTTATATGGTCTTTTAGTCTTGTTCCTGCCATTGCATAGCTATGAACAAGTGTATGCTTATTGGTCTCTTTATTAAGTTTCAATATTTGCATAGCGAAATCATCACTACTTTCACTCTCTGACCAGCTTGGGTCGAAAGAAAGAATATATTCCACCCCCTTCTCTCCAGCAACCTCGACAGTGGGCGTTTCTCCGTCTGGAACTGTGCATTCCGCCATTTTTGAAGTTTTGAAATAACCACTACTATCGTCAGTAAAGACACTCTCAAACTCCCTGGCAAACTGGCTATGACTCATTGTTTGCTTGGCCTGCTGAACCAAGTTTTGATCATAAAGCTTTTCTGGAGCCTGGTCGAAACTAAAATGTATTATCGAACGCTTTGCATCGAAAGCACTTCTTTGCATGGAATCATTAAGAATTAAGTTTTGAAAGGTTTCGTATAGCTTATAAAGGTACTCGAACTTATATGAGGCAGAACTGAGCATTATTAATTTATTGTTTGGCCAAACATACCGATCTTCTTCTTTCATTTTCCCCTGTTCTATAAGCCTACTCTCTAAGTCAAATATTTTTTGTCTTTGCTGCGGATTCTCTACAACAGAAAGGAAGGGTACAATAACCTCATTATATACCCTTTCTGGCATCAATAACATTTCGTCAATAATAATTCTATGAAACCTAAAGCCCCGAAGCTTACTACCATCTCCAAGCGGAAGCGCTCGTATATTACTATTGCCGATTTGCATAAGCCACTCATCATTACTTTTAGAGATTTTAGTAATACATTGATTTAAATACTTGGCATCAGGTTTAGAGGCAATGTCTTCCATTTTTCTAAAAATCATTTTTGCCTGCCTAAAAGATTTAGATAAAATACCTATCTCAACTCCCTGATTAAATATCGCATCCATTAAAGCAAACAAACCAGTAGTAAATGATTTACTCATTCCTCTTCCCCATACTCCCAAGAAGTAATCTGTTTCAAACATTGTTTTAATAGCTAGATGTTGAAAGGGAAATAATTCGACACCAGTTATCAACTGAGTAGCGAATGTGGTGTTTTCCCTTAAGAACTTGTAAAGATAGTACTTTGCATCGTTTTCTTCTAAACTTCCTTCAAGATCAAGGATTTGTTGATTTATATCCTTATCTTTTTTGGTTGAGATCTGATTACCTTGTTCCCATGTCATAATAACTCAAAGCCCCAAAGCTTTTTTATATTTAGGAATCCAATCCTCTATTGTTGTAGTTGGCTCCCAGCCCAAAAGCTCTTTGGCCTTGGTATTGTCTGCAAGAGTCTGTCGAGGTTCAATTACTGGATCTATATAAACCCTAGGCCCTCCCATCAAATCTGCCAATTGGTTCACAGACCTATTATCTCCATTACCTATATTAATTACTTCGCCTTTTCCAACATTGGGAGACTCCATAGCTAAAACATTAGCTTTAACTACATCTCCAACATATGTAAAATCCCTTCTTTGCTCTCCGTCTCCAGTTATAGTCATAGGCTGACCATCTAATAATTGTTTTGCAAAAATACCCATAACCAACTTATATGCTCCATCCAAAGATTGTCTTTCTCCAAAAACATTAAAGTACCTAAGAGAAACTGACTCTAATCCATAGCAATGATAAAATACCCTGCAGTATTGTTCGCCAATTTGCTTTTGTAAACCATATGGGCTAAGCGGGTCAGTGGGAGCGTCCTCTGGGGTAGGATATACCGAAGCGTTCCCGTAGGCAGAAGAGGAAGCGCTATAGACAACCCTCTTTATTCCTAAATTTCTTGCGATATTTAAAATATTTAAAGTCCCTCCTACGTTAACATCATTAGATTTGCTGGGGTTTTTTATAGATGGCTGAACTCTCGCCATTGCGGCCATATGGAAAATGCCGTTTGCTCCCTCTACTTCCTGCTGAACTAGCCCTAGATAGGAAGACATAGATGCAGATCCTTCTTTACAGCCACACAAATCCGCGTTGACGAATTTAGCCTTGGGGTTAACATTTTCTCTTTTTCCGCAAAGCAAGCTATCGATAACCACCACTTCGTCTCCCCGATTAATTAAATAATCCGTCAGATTACTGCCTATAAAGCCAGCGCCGCCTGTAACTACATATTTACTCATAATTCTTTTAGCTCCCTTAAAAAGTTTTCAATTGAAACAATAATATATTCATTCTTGTAGAGATTATAATTATCAAACAAACTAATTCTATCTATATCATTTTTATAGCCATATCTTCTAAACACGGCGTACGCCCCTTTATAATTAAATTTCATTAAAATTAACATCTCCTTGCTTGAAAGAACGGCATCTGAATCAGCTTGCTCTATCCATTCATCGAGCATCTTAGATTTACCTTGATATAATTTAGAGAAATCAAAAGAGCTGTAACTTTTCGTCTCTACAGAAAAAGGAAAGTTTGCAGGACAAATTATGTCTCCAGACATTATCTCCTTTACATCTTCTCTTTGTCCTTTTGCATATTTAATATTCTTGCCTCCGAACATTGCGCCCGATCTAGGCACTCTATTAAAAGTACCCCCGAAATATTCTTGCAATAAATGCGATGCTTCCAGCTCCCATGATTTGCCTTTTTTATTAGAGTTCATTTTGTTTATCTATAAAATATTGAACATCAGTATTCCATAGACTATCCCCGCTAGTTAAAAGTTTTAAAATAATCTTTTTTGACGCATTTCTATCTCCAGAGAATATAAACTGACATGTGTCAGCAAACTCGTGACTCAAGACTCGCATATTGTGCCAGATATAATCTAGTTTAGATTTATGGGTGCTGTAGTTATTATTTCTTTTTATCTTATCTATACTGCTTTCAGTAACTATATACAAATATGAATTAAAATCTCTTGCTCGCTCAAGCTCTTTTGTGAATCTCTTAAAACCAGTGGACATTGTAGACTTAAAGTCTGATTCGCTCTTTCTGTCTACAAAAGTTTTTGTATAATTTTTGCCAGTTGTCGTATAGTCACCAAAATCAAGCTTCATCACCTTGGGGTTCACGAAATCCAAGGGTTTCTGCTCACGAGTATCGACAACAACTTCTATTTCGGACATCATCGAATTATCTAGAAAAAAGTCTTCGGTAATATTTTTATAAAATAAAGGCTTTACCCCAGCTTCAATGCAGGCCTTTGAGTAGCTACCAAAAAACCTTTTATATAGGTCTATAGACGGCAAATCATACAGCTCCAACTCTAAGTGACTAGGTCCCCTAGAGAGACTCTTTGATTGAATCCTATTTTTCAATTGATCCAAAATATATTCCGCAACTTTTTCTTGTTTTGCTGTTTTTGCCCATAATTTTAGCTCACGTCGATTAGAAAAGCTTTTTGCAAAATAATCCTCTCTGCTCTTAAAGGGAAGCTGTTCTCCAGTTAATAGGTTGTATCTTGGATAATATTTGCAATAATAATCCGCCAAATACAGGCTATGACTTTTAATGTGGGCGTGAAGCGACCTAGTAGAGTCAAATTCCGCAGCACAAACTTTACACTTATCAAGCTCCAAACTCATATCCAAAATACTCAATATCTTCTGCAAGTCCACGAGTTACAGTATTTTTTGTAATTTCTGAAGAGTAGTAATCGGAATATTTTCTTCTTCCCTCGGAGACGTTCGTAGGCTCTAGATCTATAGGGTTTAAGCTAATTTCTGCAGATAGCTCATCCCAGTCTTGTTGTAGATTTTCAAATTTTCCTATATAATTAATATTAATTTCTCCGTTTTTATTTTTTAAAAACCCTAATTGAGTTTTATTTAAAGCGTCTTCAGAAAAATATGACTCAACATACCTATCAAAAGACAAGGAATCTGGGTTAGCTCTAAAATCAGAAAAGCCCAACCCAAAAAGCTCAAGTTTTTTAATAAAGTCTTCTCTTTTGCTTGCAAAAAAACATTTAACCGCAGGTTTTCCTTGAGATTCTTTCATCAACCTTCTTTTATATATTTTTTTTAAAAAAATATACTGTGACACCATCCAGTCCCAGGGATTTCGGACAAAAGAAAACGTAAAATAATTTTCTAAATTGTCTACAGCTTCATTCCACTCAATATACCTAGCATGAACGTTTGAGGTTGCCGCAGAAGTAAAGTTTAAAAAATCAATGTATTTAGATTTCACTTTAAAATTTTCTTGGTCAACTGGCTTTTCCACGATACTAATCGGGTCAGAAGAAAAACCTATCCGAATATTATCTATACCAAAATTAGAAAAATTTTGTTCTCCGAGAGCTATTCGCAGCGTACTGCTTGCGGTTTTTGGTATTCGAATAAATAAATATTTTTTTTCCTCGTTAATCATTATATAACATCACTTTTATCTATACCAAGAACCCTAGCTTTCCAGGATTCAACGCTTTCTATTCTATTAGCCTCCGCCTCAACATCCATTTTTTGTTTTTCTGCCATCTGAACCATAAATCTGCGCTCTTCTTCGTTTTGAAAAGCTTGAACGAGGGCAAGTATCGAAGCGTTTTTATCTATTTTAGTTGCTATTCTCTTTACCCGATCACCATTAAGACTAGATATAAGTTGCTGCTGTCTTTTTTCGCACTGATCATATTCTGTGCTTTTTGCCTTGAGAACCTCGGCGAGTCGCACAGTCATTTCGTTCTCTTCTTCTAGATCATCAAACATTCTGTTAAGTTTTTCGATATGTTTGTTTATGTTTTTTAAATTTATGTAATCTATACATACATTTAGATACAAATTAATTTCGTCAGTATTTAGGTCAGGCTTGTCCCAAGTTGCTCTAATAAATTCTGCTTCCAGTAAATCCCTGTCCCCTTGACTTGTATAATTATTGATCGTCCATATAAACCTTGGAGAATTTAAATAGACTATTAATTTATCCAAGCACTCTAATTCCATTTTTGTTGCTTTTTTAACTTCAATCTTCTCCGCGCAATATCGATTTACCTTGCCGACAATCTTATCTATCACCCTAGGCGGACTCCATGAGGATGTTAGCGCGTCCTCAGAGGAATTAACCAAGTCAGGCGCATTTTCTTCCAAAAAATCTATTACCGCGCGCTGCTCTTTGCCAAGCTTTTTGATTTCAACTTCTGGCGGAAAAATAAGTTTTGCAATCTCCAGAGAGTTCATTCCTTCAGATGAATATTGTTTTATGAAATCCCCCTGTTCCTTGGTTAAATTTACGTCTGGAACTTTCTCTTTTTTTGTGGTATTATATTCTAAATTATTCTCTAATAGAAAATCTTTAACTGCCCGCCCTTCCTTGCTTCGACCATCTAGCGTTTCGTCGTTAAAGGTAGCCCTAGTTAATTCGATTAAATCTTGCGTGACTGAATAATTGTCTCTTATAAAGCCTTCCTGCTCCTCTGTAAGTTTCATAAAAATATATCTTTATTTTTTAATATTTCTTCTGCTTTTTTCTTGTATATTTTTTTTAAATTTTTTATCTGCCTATAACCCGCAGTTCTACCTTTCTCTGAAGTTTTGTATCCCATTTCAATCGCAACCTCTTCTTCGCTTTTATTTTCGATAAATAGCATTTTATAAACTTTATACTGTTTTTCATTAAGAACTTTCTTAAGCTCAACATTTAAATTCTCTTGAGCTTGCTCCCAATTCATAAAAGTAGATACAGAAGAAGCTTGGGCATACTCATAACCCTCTAGGCTTGATGCCATTTTTATATTATAGGCGTTTTGTTTTGTTTTTGCCCACTTTGCAAAAAGAGGGCATTCTCTTGATTGACTTCCGCTTTTAGTAAAAGAACATCCATCTTCAATTCCATAATCTTCTTGATTAAATGGACAGCCATAACACGGCTTTAGGAAATTTGAATAATTATTCCTTAATATGTTTTTAATTTGATTTGTTATAATTCTATTAACCCAAGGCTCTAGGGCTCGAGACTGATCCCATTGATCCCATTTTTTAAAGATGTGTGCTCGAATTATCTGTTCAACGTCATCAAAGTCAAACCAGCTCAATGCCCCAAGATTCCATCTATTTTTTCTTTTCTTTATTAAAGAATCGATTATTTCAAATTTTTCTTCATAAGTTGCTTTTCTACCCATCCCTTTTGTCCCTTGTTGATTTGCACGAATTTACGCTTTCTTTTAAGGGGTCCTCGAGTTTCTTTTGTGTAGGCCTCGCTTCGGGTTTAGAGTTTTTATCTGTGCCAATCACAGAGCCAAGAGTTAATTTTTCAGGCCGCTCTTGAATCACTTCATAATCTAAGCCCTTCGGGCGAATAA